GTAAAGATGGGGACACCACCGAAATTGTGACCTTCTCATTGTTCGCTATGTAAAGAGCTAAAAGTTGACTAATCGAATAGGTTTTCCCACTACGGGTTGACCCTTGATTCGCCAACACCCGAAATTTGCCAGAATCGTAGGCTTTACGATTCAGATCAAATACCTTGGTTTTCTTTATCGTTACTGTCCGCATCTTGGAAGATCAATTTGACACCCCCCTCAACACGGACATCTTGTTCAACCTTGTCCCTCCAACCCATGTTTTTAAGGGCAAAAATCACCCCGGTTGGATTGTTTTCATAGATTAGTCGGCCTTCATACTTTGACTCAATCCTTGCAATGGCCTCTTTTACAATGTGTAATAATTCGTCCTGTTCTTTGTAATTGTAAAGGGTTTTCCGTTCAACTCCAACGTGAACGGCCAATCCGGCAATGGTTGGCTTTGGTTCAACCTCAAAGTATTCGTTGACCTTTGTTTGTAGTTCGTCTGCCGTGTATTTGATGGGTCTGCCAGCTGGCATTGTGTTTGTTTGTTAGGGGAAAAATAAACTAAAAAGTTTAGCTTACACTACACCTTAACGGACACAATATACTAAATTATTTGGAATTTATCAAATAAATATTTCCACAATCTCCTCCATTATCCCATCACCGCCTTTTGTGTTTAGGATGTTCATGTCAGTCATTAGTTTGACTTCCGATTGGGAATTGTAAGGGCATAGCCTGACACGGGCCTTTCGCAACATCGGAATGTCCCACGCAGAGTCGCCCACGGCAATATCGTATCTAAATGGGATTTCCTCTTTGTTTCTTAGTATGTGCAAAGTTGCCCCCGACCTTTTCAAATAGGATTCTGCCCCCGGCCAACTGGATGCAGTTACCAAATGGACTTCGTGGCCGTGTGCTATTAGTTCCCTAATGCCAGCCAAGTCCCGGTTGTTGAACCCTTTTGAAATGTTTCCATTGTGATCAACCCATATTTTGCCATCAGTCAGGCATCCGTCTATGTCTATGCAAAAAATCATTGTTTTTGTTTTATCCAAATATACCACCGCTTGGCCTCAAACTCAACAAACTCCAAATGTGTGGGTTTGGTGTCAATGACTGCTTTGTAGCCTATTTTGTTTTTTAGGCATAGGGTGTTGGCCTCAACGCAAATATCGTGTTGGTGAAAGCCCTCCCAGTTCTCAAATGTCCCCTCATTTTCAAACCCTTGAATGATTAAGTACCCACCGGGTTTGACCGCATCCATCATTTTGGAATATGCTAAAATGGGGTTTTGGGTGTGATCAATGGCATTGGAACAATGGACAATGTCAAACTCCGCATTGTACGGCAACTCTTCTGCCGGGTAAGGTAATGGGGCCGTCAATTTGTGCTTTTGATAGTCAAACACCAATTTGTAAAGGTCACCAAGTGGGTCGGCGGCAGTTACTGGCACCAATCCATTTAGAATTGATACAACACCACTGCCAATGTCTAACACCGTTTCATGTGGAACATTTTTAATGAAGTCGGCCACAAATTGGTTGAGTTCGGGGGTTTTCTTATGGGAAACCCACCCGTTGAGGAATCGGTCAGTTTTTACAAACCCTTTCCAAAAATTGAGTTCGTGGTAAATGCCGTGTAGTTCTTTGGTTGTCATTTTATTCGGTTTCGTCTGAAATGATTTGGCCCAGTTGATCGGCGGCCTTTGGGTTTCTATGAATAAAAATCAAATAGCCTGTTTGGTATCGGTTCAATTCGATTTGCAAATATGTGTTTGCATCTACCAAACTATCAATCCTGTTTTCAAGGACTTTGATTTGAGGGTTTGGCTTTTGTTGGCAACTGGCAAATAATATTGCCAAAATGGTGATGTATTTCATTGTTTGTTTATTTAGGCCAAAGTTTCTTTTCCCATCCCTTCCCCCACTTTTGAGTCATATGTTGTTGACTTATTGGTGTCCAATATGCCCGGAGTTGCTTCCGGATGCGTTGAATAGGGTGTTCATTCTCCGCATTTCTAAGGTAAATATGACGGATTTGGCAACCGTGATCCACTCCTACCTTCAACCCTTGTTCCCTTACCCGATAGGACCAATCTAAGTCCATATAATAATATGGCAACATTTCATCCAACGGATTGTCGGCAAACACATCGGCCCGAACCATTGGGGCAGTCCATTCAATGTATGGGGTTTCCTTTTCAACCCCGATTGGGTGCAAATGGTGGGTGTGGTGATCACTGGTTGGCATTGCCGGGTGGATTCCGGCCCATCCGGTACGTTCTAAGGTTTGGGCCAATTTGAACGGGACATCTGCATCAAAACGGATATTGGTGACAAACCAAAGATAGTCAACTTGCCACGTTGGGTCCATCAGGATTGAATTGAAGGCCCTTGACATATTACCAACCCCGTCCCGGCTGACAATTTCATAACTGATTCCGCTGGCTTGGATGTCGGCGAATGTTTGTTCCCATTCCGGCTCAAGGTACTCCAGTGCAACAATTAGTATTTTCATTTTATAGGTTGTCCGTGAAAAATAAGGTTTCCGTTTTTGGTTTCAAGGTGCCAAATGCTCCAGTGTTTGTCGGTGTAGCCAAATTTAGGTGCCTCGGCCCGTGTAAAGTAGTTTACAAATGTGTGCTTTCGATAACACCGAACGTGTGTTGGGTCGGCAAACTGCAAATCCAAGTCGGCCCCAGCCTCAGGGGTTTCAATGTATAAAGACCCTCCCGGTTTCAATATCCGGTGGCATTCGTCCATAAATGCGACTAAGTTTTGCAAATGCTCAACAACGTGAATTGCCGACACCTCATTAAATGAGTCAGTTTTGAAGGGCCAAGGGCAATCATCTAAATCGTGGACAACATCCACCCCGGCAAATGGCCTGACATCCAAAAAAATGTCATTTGGTCGCTTTGGCCAGTTTGGGCCACATCCAACAATCAATTGCATAGTATATCGTTGATTTTATTCATCCATTTGTCCCAAGTGTTATTTTGGGCATATTCAAGGCAGATTTTGGCCTTTTGGTTGGTTAATTTAGGGTAAGTTAAGGCAATTTTTGCCTCGTCATATAACATTTGCTCATTGTACAGGCACCGATAGGAGTTTTCCATTGTCAGGTCATCGTCACCCATTTCAATCGCACGGACCGTCACCGTTTCCTTTGTCATTGCTTCAATCGGGCTGGTTGATCGGGCATCCATCTTTGTTGCCTTCAATAGTATCGTTGCACGAGAGTATAGGCTATTCAATAGGCCCAAATCGGGTTTGACATAGTATTCGTCAACTGCCTCGGTCATTATGGTCAACGGATTTGCCCCGTAGCCAATCACTTTGTAGCCGTCTGCCTTTAACCGCTTGGCAACCTTTAAGGTAATTAAATCGGGGTCCTTTGATGGGTTGGATGTTTGAGGGGATTCAATCAAAATTGTTTTGTAGTCTTTTGGTTGTTCCACGATTGGGAACTGGTCCAAATTGATGCCATTGCCGATGTAGTGGGTTTCTCCAGTTCGGCCAAATTTGTGCGTCATTTCGTCAATGTTCCAATGGCTGATGGAAAACATCGGGAATGGAGTTTGGTAAAACTTGGCACACATTTCGGCCCATTTGCGGTTGTCGGGATGGAAATGGTGTTCCATCATTTGCACAAAACCAAATTTTTTCGGGACCAACTTGTCAAAATACTCAACCCCGTGTGGGCTGGTCACAATAAGACAATCACATTTGGTAAAAATGTATGAATTGTTTGCAATCGGGACTTTTACCGGGAACCAATTGCAAGCCCTTCGCTTAGCTTGGTCGAAAATGGTAACGTGATGACCTAAATCATGCAAACGGTTCGCCCATTCCAAAATGACACGGATGCCACCATGGACGGCATTGATGTTTGGGCAAGTTATAACGATTCTCATTGGTCAAATTTTTATATTATTCCCATATCCAATTTTAGATATTGGGTATAAGGAAAATAAAAACATAGGTACAAAAAACCATTTTTCACCCTTTTCACATCTAATAATCAATGCGATACATATCAAAATGCAGAATAAAAATATTCCAATTCGTATTTTGTCTATTTTTTTATATCTCATATTTTGATGGGTTAGGGAAATGCTCACGCAATAACTGGGTCAGGCCGTTACAAACCCCGTATGGGCCAATAGAAAGCCATTTGCGGCCCTTAATCTTGCCAACCCATTGTTCGTATGGCATCGGCCTGTTTATCTTCAAATCGGCTAAAAACTCAAAGTTTCCCACCTCATTCATTGTGTAGGCCGTTTTAACAATGTACTCCTTTGACCAATCCAATCCTTCCAAAGCCAAATATTTGGCCCGTTGGTATACAATAGGGGTATGGATGTCGGTATAAAACCGATTGAGTCCAGTCAGCCCGGCCGTGTTCAAAATGGCCCCTTTATAGTTGCCAATGGCCTTTTGGCCCCACTCGTCAATTGTCCCATCATACCAATACCGGAAATCTGCCACATCCATTTTGTCCATTAGGAAATGGTCATCGTTCCACATTATTGCCTTGTCGCTACATTCCGGGTGTCTAAATGCCTCCGCCACCTTTGAATAAATACTGAATTGCTTTTTACCAGCCCGGTCCTCTTTTTGTATGTGGATTACATTGGTAACCCATTTAGGACACCAGCCCACAATGAAAACCTTGCCGTACCCGGTCAGATTCATTTCAATGGATCTGAGGGCATAACGCAACTCATTGTCATTCCAACGGCTTTCAGTCCCGATCGGTAGAATAATATCCAATGATTCGTTTTTTAAGGATCAAGGGGATCAAAATATCTCTCACGGCATTTGTCAAACTGCCAAATTCGACTAATATTAAATTTTTTTCTTCGTCTGTTAAATAGGCTGAAACCAACTTTTTTCGTTGATTATCAGGCAGTTTTGTGCGTCCTCTTTTCGGTTTGATTGTTTCCATTCAACAAATTTAAGGAAAAATGAAAAATATTTTTGGTTTTGTGGAAATGTTTATGTTATCTTTGAATCCTAAACCAACCACAATGAATAAAGACAAAATTGCCTTATTGTTTCATGAGTATTTATCTGACCCTAATTGTTGGCCCGAATTATGGATAAGCGGGGAAGATGTCACACCACAGGAAAGGAATTTATTTATTTCACTTTGCGTTGATGTGTCTAACCTTGATAGAATATTAGACAACGAAGAAAAAAAACATCCATAATAAACCACAAACCACATCAAACCAACCACAATGAAAAAACAAACAGACCTCAACCCTTGGGCTTTCTTAGCCATCACCATTGCCATCCTTTACATTGTTAACCAAATCGAAAACTTTTAAGCCATGCAAATCAGCATCCCCAAACAAACAACGGAAATGGTACACATTGCCGTCCCATCGTTTTACAAATCTTTCAACCGATACATCGGTGTAATTGACGAAAACACATTAATCACATTCGTTCAACATTCGTTTGTGACTGAAATGTCCAACTACAAACTGCCCGACAATGGAACGGTGTGGTTGGAGTCAACCCAAGACAAAAACACCGAGTTGATTACCGAGGAGGAGTTTTTTGAGGCATACGATCAGGCATTGAAACAATTAACAATCACCCCAATACTTAAAACATGGTAGACATCCTTATTTATGTGGCTTTTACCGCCATTATGGTGTACGGCATCTATATGCTTTATTTGGACTGGGATTTGAACTATAAACGCAAACAGAAACGGGCCAAACGGCCCAAAGCCGGACCAGTCCGCAAAGCGGAGTACGATTGCACCGAAAACTTTTATCACGATTAATGCGTACGGGGAGCATCAACTGACCCGACCCCACGGGGTAAACAAAATCAATGTTTTGTTTTGGTTTGGATCAAAACCCCGTGGTACTTTTTTTCTCATAAGCAGTTGGTTTAATGACGGCCTAATGTTTCCACATTCGGGCCTTTTTACCTAACTTTCCACAAACAAACACACCATGTCAAACGAAATCACCACATTTGATTTGGGCAAACCAGCCCAAGCTATCGAAGTCGCTGCCATTCTGCAACGATTCGTAAAGGAAAAGAAACTGACCGCAAACATCAAAGGCAAGGACTACCCAATGGTTGAGGCTTGGGCCTTCGCCGGTTCGCAACTGGGCCTTTACCCGGTTCTGCAATTTGTACAGGACCAGTCAGACGGAAATCAAATTAAATACCTCGCCGAGGTCAATGTGTTCCGTTATTCGGACAATATGATGGTCGGTAAGGGCATCGCAGTATGTTCCAACAAAGAGGCAAACAAAAGGCAGTGGGACGAATATGCGATTTGCTCAATGGCACAAACACGGGCCACCGGTAAAGCATTCCGCAACCTTTTGAGTTGGATAATGAAGGCCGCCGGATTTGAGGCCACACCAGCGGAGGAAATGGATTTCAACAAGCCATCGGAGGACAACTACCCGACTGATGGCGAACGGGATATTTTGCGGAAACTGGTTTGGTCAACGGATATGAATGACGAGGAAAGGGAACGGGCATTTGAGGCTATTGATATGTGTCCAACTTATGACTACTATCAAAAGTTACAATTCAGATTGGAGGAAAGGCAATTGCCATTGAATCAGGTCCAAAACCCGACACAAAAAGAAATTTCTAAACACATAAAGAAATTGAAATGAAACATTATAAATTAACAGAAGAAACATTATTAATTAATTTAACTAAGCTGCATCGGATTGAATTAAATATCGATTGCAAATTCGGAAATGTTGGGGATAAAGGAGGATGGATAGAAAATGAAGATAATTTGTCTGGTGATGCTTGGGTGTATGGTAATGCTCGGGTGTATGGTGATGCTCGGGTGTATGGTAATGCTCGGGTGTATGGTGATGCTCGGGTGTATGGTGATGCTGAGGTGTCTGGTAATGCTTGGGTGTATGGTAATGCTCGGGTGTATGGTAATGCTCGGGTGTATGGTGATGCTCGGGTGTATGGTGATGCTTGGGTGTCTGGTAATGCTTGGGTGTATGGTAATGCTGAGGTGTCTGGTGATGCTTGGGTGTATGGTGATGCTTGGGAAAAATCACCATTGCAGATTCAAGGAACAAAACATTTTATAAATGAATGCGAAAATGGATTTATTAAAATTGGCTGCAAAGTAAAGCCAATAAATGAATGGATTAATGAATTTGAAAAAATAGGTAAAGAAAATGGATATACGGAAAAAGAAATAAAAGAATATGAATTATATATTAACTTAATTAAAACATTAACCATATAAAAAAACTGAAATGAGAAAGCTAAACATCAACGTTGAAATATGGGACGAACAAGATGACGGCACTGAAACGGCCCAGTCTTATGACTTATTTGTTGAGATAGAATGGGAGGATTCCGAACCAGCCAGTCTTCACCATACTGCACATCAGGGATTTTTCCGAATAGATGTGTTGGATTGGAATGGTGTGGACAAAGATTCGGAATTGGGCAAACGCATATTGGATGCGGCATACGACCTTGACTGGTGTGAAATGTTGGACGAAATCAATGATGACATATATTAAAAACAAACACAAATGGAACAAAAATTCCCAAAAGGCATCCGGGCCTTTAAGCCGAGAGAAAACGCACCCCAATTCATTGTCACCGAATTAGTGGTAAATGCAAAGGAATTGTTTGAGTACACAATGCAAAATCAATCCTTGCTAACTGACTACAAAGGCGAAAGCCAATTAAAGTTGACCGTCATGGTGTCAAAGGATGGCACAAAACACAACATCCAAGTCAACACATTCAAACCAACCCCAAAGGGTGAAACCGATCTTCCGTTCTAATGACACACGAACAATTAACCGAAAAGGCCACGAAATTCCAATCATTTTTGGAGGTTAAGTTTGGCAACGAACCGGAGGAATTATTGGAACGCATCCAGCACCTTGCAATTTTGGTGGCCCAATCAGGGCAATGTTTGGCCGAGGCTAAGCAACACCAAGATGCCGTGATCAACGGGGCCATTGGTGAGGCCATTGAGAAAATGTACAATGAAAAGTTGTCGGCCTCAACTATCAACCAATTTGTCCGAACCGCCGCCAAGGATCAAAACTACCTTGTCAATTGGCTGGATCGGATAAATGCCACCGCCACGCATCAACTGGATGCCATCCGGACAATTATTTCCTATCGAAAATCCGAATTTAATGCATTGAACTATGGCACTTGAAACCATCCCAAAACTGACCGCTAAGGCCCAACGGATATTTAACACATATATCCGGGATAGGGATAGCCGAAATGGGTTTTTCACTTGCATCTCATGTTTCCGATCAATGCCTACGGATCAAATGGATGCCGGGCATTATGTACCCGTAAAAGGTGGGTCATTCCTTAGATTCCACGAATGGAACGTGAACGGGGAATGTAAACGATGCAACGGCTTTGATGAATTTCATTTGATAGGCTACCGAAAGCACCTGATCATGAAACTCGGAAAGGATGCCGTGGAATGGTTGGAAAATCACCGCCATGAGGTTAAAAAGTGGACCCGGTCAGAACTCAACGAAATCATCACTAAATACAAAACAAATGGCAAAACAAAGTCAAACAGAACAGATTCGCAACTACCTTTTTGAGGGTAAGGTCATCACCTCAATTGAAGCATTAAACAAATTCGGATGCTTTAGATTGGCCGCCCGTATTGCTGACCTACGCAAAAGCGGACACCTTATCTTCACCGATTCAATAACAAAAAACGGCAAAACATTTGCCAGTTATAAACTAATCAAATGACCCACGGATCACTATTTTCAGGCATTGGAGGGTTTGACTTGGCTGCCGAATGGATGGGATGGGAAAACAAATTTCATTGTGAATGGAACGAGTTTGGTCAAAAAGTATTGAAACACTATTGGCCGAATGCTGAGTCTTTTCACGATATAACTAAAACCGATTTTACTAAATATGCAAACCGAATTTCAATTCTCACCGGTGGATTCCCTTGCCAGCCCTACTCAATGGCCGGAAAACGAAAGGGAAAGGATGACGAAAGACATCTCTGGCCGGAAATGTGTCGGGCAATTAGAGAAATTAAGCCCCGATGGGTCGTTGGCGAGAATGTTCTCGGCCTTGTTAATTGGTCAGGAGGGTTGGTATTCCACGAAGTGCAAGCTGACCTGGAAGCTCAAGGGTACGAAGTATTCCCGTATGTATTGCCAGCTGCAGCCGTCAACGCTCCCCATCGAAGAGATCGGGTCTGGTTTGTTGCCCACTCCAACAACAATGGATTCAACCAATGCGACAGCGGAGATGAAGTCGAGTCAAGTGAAAGAGGGTTCAATGCACTCGGTAACATTAACGAGGGCATTATCAATGAATATGCTACCAACTCCGAATGCAAGAGATTATTTGGGAGAGACAAGACCAGGAAAGAGAATAACATCAACTGGGAAAATTCAAAACTACGGGGAAGTTTTACCGGACACAATAAAGAGATTGACAACGATGCTTCCGACTCCAAATGCCTTCGATTGGAATACGGCAAGGAAACCAAAAACATTCGAGAAAGCGAAACAAAAGCACAAAGAAAAAGGAGTAAATCTCCAAAATCCTTTGAAACAAATGGCATCAATGGGGATGTTACCGACACCAACAACCCACGATTCAAAACATTCGACAATAAAGAGTCCCAGTTGGGACAAACGAATAGAACAAAAACATTTAGCGGAAACAGTATTAAATCCATACATTCAAGAAGCGGGTGGCAAACCTTCCCAACTGTCTCCCCAATTTGTGATGGAGATGATGGGATTTCCAACAGACTGGACTCTATTACCTTTTCTAAATGGCGAAAAGAATCAATCAAAGCCGGAGGAAACGCAATCGTCCCACAAGTAGCATTTCAAATATTTAAGACAATAAAACAATTTGAACAATTAAACAAACAAGCATGATCCAGTACATCAAAACAGCAAACGCAATCATTGAAAAGTATTGTGAAACAATGGAGGTCCCGGTTGAGATTCTATTAAGACGAGACCGAAACAAAAAAAGCAAATACGGGACAAGGTGCTACCGTAAACACGGAACAATTTCCCTGTCATTTATGCGTCAATCCCTTGGGTATTACCTCTACAAAAACCTACCCTTAACAACGACACAAATCGGACAAATGATTGGTTACTCAGACCATTCATCGGTAGTGCTTTATTCAAAGATTGTAGAAGATCATTTTGAGGTAAAAGACCCTTATTTTCTGCCCTACTTTGATAAACTGGCCGAAATAGCTGACCCACTTATGGTTGGTGTTGAATTTGACCGGGAATCGGCTTGGAAACACCGCTATCAAAAGTCTGTGGATAAAAGAGTTGGCAAACTTTTGGCCGTATAACAAAAAAACACTATTATTGTGACAACAAAGGGCCACCGGATTTTTCCGCTTTGTTTTGAATAAGATTGAAACCGATTGGGGGGAGGCAGTGGTCGCCGAACCTCGGTCGGTTTTTTTTATAGGTTTTTGCCCCATTTTACCCAGCCACACAGGAATGGCAAATAAAATGGTTCGGTTAGTCCACTACGAAGGCACAAAGTATTGGCAATGTCGACCCCTGACAACCAATGACGGGCAAGTTTAATAAAGCCGTGACAAACCCCTCCACGGATAGGGTGGAACGGACTGGAACCGATTGATTGAGGACCCTGTAAACCCTTTTAGGGTCAAATTGATTGCCTCAGTAATTTGGATCAAGGATTTGATTGGATGCGATCAACCCCCTTGCCCGGATATAGAGGGGATGTATCTAAACCACAAGGAAATGAGCAAGCAAACACAGATATTTGACACCGAACTCCCATTTGGGCCTTCATTTGCCCAAAAATGGGCTGAATGGTTGCAGTATAGGACGGAAAGGAAATTGGCTAAATACCGCCCAATAGGGCTTAAAATGGCCTTAAAACGCATTGTAAAGGAATCAGCCAACATTGAGACCGAAGCGGTAGATATGTTGGACTATTCAATGGAAATGAACTATCAAGGAATATTCAAACGCAAATATGCCACACATCAACGAACTAATGAAAGTAAGCATCGGGTTGGAACAAGTGATGCCCGAATTGATGCCCTCACCAAGTGGTGAGGTTGCTAAATTCCAACAAGCCATACAAACCCAGCGGATAACCCAACTGGACATCGAACCGCTTAAACAGGCCCTTAGGTATGCAATGGTCCTTGTCGGAATCAAAGCCCACAACGTACCCAATGACCGGGAAAAGGCCGTGTTGATTCAATTCATCCAAAAAAACTATGGAGGCCATACCCCGGACGAAATCCGATTGGCCTTTGATTTGGCCGTGTCCGGTGAATTGGATGTTGAGGATGTGAAATGTTATGAAAACTTCAGCCCCCTTTATTTTGCCCAAATTATGAATGCATACCGCATTTGGGCAAGGCATAAGTATAAGGAATTGAAACCTAAACCTAAGGAATTGACGGCCGAGGAAAAGTTGAACATTGAGTTGGAATATGCCGCCTACCTACAAAAACAAGTTGACAAATGGCCAACCAAGATTCACCCATCAAAATAGCCGAACGGCTCAGTGAAGTAACCAACCAAGGGTTTATTGACCTTTCGGTAATCTATGCCCGTTTGTATCAAGAAAACCCCAAGGCATTCATTTCCGCTTTTCGCAACTACAAATCAATTAGAATGGCCTGTGCCTTTATTGTGCAGACTTATAAGGCAACCGGAGTAATGCGTGAAGTTCACGCAACTGGCAAAGATTTCAGCCAGTACGCAAAAAAGTATTTTGAAGGGCAGACGGCACGGGTATTTGGTGAAACCCTTTTGATCCTATATGCGATTATTCACTCGGATTAAGTTGCTCCCAAAAAACGGATTGGTAAATCTCAGACAATGCACGGTAAGTAATGTGCATTGACATTGCTTGAATCTCTTGCACCATTTTCCGTTCCTGATGGCTCATTAACATTTCGTCCTTGCCTTCAATAGCATAAAGAGCATTGACGGCCGCATCAATCTCGGTTGAGCAAATCAATAGTCTGTCTTCACCCTCGGAATCTTCATCTTCGCTTTCCACTTCACCAAATCCTTCTCCACTTCCGTCCGGCTCTCCTTCCGATATTTTTCGCAAAGCGGCTCCAATATCGTCAGCCTCTCCGCTGGGGCCAACTTGCTCAACATTTCTTGAATTTGCTTTTTGATTATCGGTGCGTCTTTGTGTCCCATGTTGCAATTTTTTCAAATATACGGCGGCATCCAATAACTCCTCATATAAATGTTGCATCCATTCCGATTGACTTAGATCAGTCCGGTCCATTGTTGTCCCGTACGTTTCCAAGCCCTTCAGTTCTCGCCGTTTAAGGTCCTCAATAACGGCGGCAACGATTAGAGAATTTGACCCTTCCAAATGCGTTTATTCCTGACCTCAAAATCCTTGTTTCCGTGTAAATCAACAATGACAAACCCATGATTCCATGAGTTGATGGGCATATATTGTGGGTGAAGTTCAGACAGGCACCCAACCGACCAAGTGGTGACAATCTTGCCCTCAATATTTTGTTCGGTGTGTTCGCTTGATCTGTGGTGATGCCCACAAATTGTGTTAGCCTTGGCCCGTAAATAAAGGCCACGGGCTATGTTAACCGGGGAAATGATTGAACTGGCAAATTCGTGTCCATGCACAATGTTCAAATCATTCGCCTTTATTATTCTCTTTTCGGTAATAAATTTAATACCCGGCACCCGTTTGGTAATTAGGTTGTTCAATTCAAAGTCCTCAACCCCGTGAAGTTCACCCAGTTTCTGCCAAAGGTAGTGTTGATACCTTTCATCGTGATTGCCATACTTGAAATAGATTTGGCAATTGAGGGTTTTTTGGATGACCTCAATCACTTGACAACCGATTGACAATTCCTCGGCAAAGTTTTTCTTTCGGGGGTCTTTTAGGAATCGGGAAAGGCCGTGAAAGTCAAACAAATCACCGCCAAGGACAACCCCATCAACTTTTTCCTTTTTGGCAAAGTCAAGGGCAGCCGTCAGGGCCGGGATAGAATGGTAAGGTGCGTGAATATCGAAAAGGCCAGCAATACGATTATGGCCTTTCAACACATACGGCTCAAATGCTGTTTCGTCCGACTCAGGTAGTTTGTACGGATTGAACGGGCGGTGTTCGGTCTTATGTGTGACCTTGGTTTTGCCCGATCCTTTGCCCTCAATTTTAAGGATCATTTTGCGGATAGTTTCCACCTTGGTAAACAAGGCGGTGTTTTCCGCATAAATAATACGGGCAAGTTTAAGTGATGGGAAGTCCGGGTATTTGTCCCGATACTGCCTAACAACTGAAATTTTTGTCATTTGTGGTGTTTAAGATGCCAACTCAAAGTGCATCCAATCGTAATCTTTGGCCGGGCCGTATCCAACAAACCCGTGTTTGGCAAAGATGTCCAGCATTGGTTTGTATTCTGCTTTTGAGAATTGGGCAATGGGTTTTTTCGTTTTCAGTCCGTTTCGGGCTGGGTCAAGATCAATAGCAATGCCCCACGCATGACGGGACCAACGGGTTGTGGACCCCCTCATTTTCCTCACATTGACACATCCACCAAATAGGTCAATCCCTAACCTTTGCAACTCAGCAAGCCCGTAATGGGCAAGCAAATCACTAAAAACGGCTTTGAACGCATTGGCTGCTAATTTGTGGCACTGCATCCGCTTCACAACTGCCTTTGTGTCCCACGCAATCCGCATTGGATAGGGTAAGTCAATGACAACGAAATTGTCATGGTCACCCGGTTCGCCGTATTTGGCCCTGATTTGCTGATCAGTTAGCATATCTGAATATGAATTTACGCAATGTCCATAATACCGACAAAATAACCACAATCCATAATATCACCAACCTTTCACGGGCCAGCCGTTTCATTCGGTCCAATTCCTTTCGTTCCTCTAACATCCCAAGGCTAATTTGCGTAAACTCTTGGTTGCATTTATCCAACTCATTTTGGACCGCCTCAACCTTTGCCATGTCCTGTTTGACAATGGTTTTCGTCTTGACAATGGTTTTGGTGACTGGGACGGTCTTTGTCACATACACGGTATCAAGGGTACGGATTGTGTCGAATATGTATTCCCCCTCATAGGCCGTGTCAATCCGGACAGAATCCCGATACACAATGGAATCCCGTGAAGGGAACCGATCGGCACAAATCTTGGCTAATCGGCCCCCTTGGGATAGTTTGGCTTCCGCCTTATGAAATTGCCTTTCAGATGCACAACCTATTGTGCAGAATGCTGACAATATTGCTATTTGTTTGATCATGTGGTTTTATTTTCCTGATACGTCGCCATCCTTGGCAACAATAAGACCGAGGGCAGTCAAGGCCGCAGTAATCTGTCCGGCTTGCTCACCACTGATCCATCCCATGTAAGTGCAAAGGGCAATGACCGCTACGGCTACCCCAGCAATTGTTGTTTTCCAACTTTTCATATTAATCACGGTTTTGTTTGTTTTGCAATTCCAATTGGATTTCACTGATTTTGTTGAAGATGGAATCCAATTTGTGACTCACATCCTCGTCCTTTTTTTCAATGTGTTCCAATCGGATGTCCAATTCCTTCAATTTGATGGTCATTTGGGTATTTATTTTAACCCATCCGTAAAGAATGGCAACCCCTTGACCTACCAAAAAAATCAGCAATTCCTGACTCATTTCGCTTCCAATTGTTTTTTTGCTTCCTGATAAAGTTTAGCCCGTAGCCCTTCCGACTTTTTAGCCGGAAGTTCGCCAAGGCCCTCAAATATCAAATTGACTTCCTCAACAGATAGTTCCAATTTGACAGTTTTCGGTTCGTCTTGGGTTTTGAATGACATAAGGGACAAAATGCTGAATGCTAAAATGATGCGTTTCATTGTGTTTTATTTTAGTTAATGAAGGTAAATCCGTATTTTCTACCAACCAAAACAAAGGGCCACAAATTGCAAGGTGTTCCATTGTTGCACCACTCGTCATATTCCTCCCCTTGGATTGTATAGTTTCCTTGGGTTGATGTTTGCCCATTAGACATCAACAGAACCCAATAAAGGGTGGCGGTTGATTTCAGATCGT